AAGATTGTATTTTTGGATAAAAGTATCCAATACTATTTTATTCATTGTTACTACTCCTATTATGTGTTAATATACGAATTTTTTTCATTAAAGTCAATCAAAAAAACCTTTCAATTGAAGTTTTTTTTACATCACGATAATTTATAAAACTAAAAGTTCCTTTTTTTGCCTGTTCTCCAAATATCATTATAGACATCGGCAACCACAATCCTCTTGGCTCATCATTAAAATTTACCTCTCCATTTATAAAACGGATTTCGGAATGTGGTGCTACTTCTGCCCACCATTTAGTATTACTACGAACTGGTATTAAACAAACTTTAGTTCCACCGTTGTGGATAGTTTCAATAAATGCTTTTCTAACCCATTTATTTAAATCTCTACTAAAAGGTGGATTCATCCAACAATTACCACCCCAAGCTTTTGTAAGAGCATTATCTTCTTTAGTCCAATACTCAGGTAATTTATGATTTAATTTACTAGCACAAACATCCCTTGTTAATTCAAATTCTTCTATCAATGGATTAACTAAAGCCAACGGAGTGCTATACTCTATACTCTTACTTTCCCCTACTACTTCTGTACCCATCAAAAAAACCTTTCTATTGAAGTTTTTTTATCAATGGGCATATCCCACTTCATACTCTCATAGAATAACTCTATTTTCTTCTTTAGGGCTTTATCAAACAACTTATCCCTATCTATATACTGAGCAATAAAATCCATAATCTCTTTAGGATCATCATAACCCTTGTAAGCTATGGCATCGATATTAAATGGATTGTCTTTCAAATATACCCATTTGATTTTACTACTATTTCTAATCTGCTCATGATTATTGACTTTAAAATGTTTTAATAAATCATTATAGATAACTGATGCCTTAACGTGAACTGGCGCACCCTTTTCCATTTCGGTAAACATAGACTTACCTTGAAACCCAAGTTTTGTCTTTTTCTTCGTGTATTTCTTTATACCCTTGACACCACTTGGTAAAGATATGTTTGTAATATCGTGGTCATTTAGACTCTTTTTAAAATCCAAAATAAACTCATCAATTCTTTCTTTATCGACTTTAGCCAATATAGCTTTCAATACCTTTGTCATAAAATCACGAAATGCGGGTGGGAATGAACTTCTGACAATATCCAATCCCTTAACATCAAGTTTTTCACATGGAACACCGCCATCGTTAATAATCCATTGACCATATCTTTTCTTGGTAACCCAAAATGCACTCTTGGCAATCATCTCTTGTTTAATCTCAAAACGATGGTCGCCTTGAATATTCAAGAAGTTTTTAGCAAAGTAATCATATGACTTATTAATATATGTTTGAACCTCTGAAGCAATATCAAGAATTTGTTCTGTCATAAACTTATCATCAGTTGTATCGGCATTTGGTAATCTGTTTTTGACCAATGGTAAAGCACTATAGAATACCGAATCAGTATCGGTATAAATACAATAGTCTTTATCATCTTTGAGTATTTTATTATAATAATTATTCGTAACCTTTTCGGTAAATTGAATTAACTTAACACCAGTAGTTGTAGTACCAGCGGCATTGTCAATATCATAAAACCTAAATACTGATAATCCCAATACTCCATATAAACTATTAAGTAGAATCTTTTGAACGTGTTGTCGTCTGTTGAAATGACTACTTAATTCTTCATCGCCCCCTTTACCATATTTTTTAGACAATGCTCTATATTCAACTCTTTCATTAAACCACTTTTCCAAGATAGCAGGTATAACACCTTTCTTGGATAAATCATATATGACTCCATTGGATGATATTGAAACATTATTTTTATTGAAGAAATCTTTTAACTCTCCATTACTGAATCGTCTAATTATCTTACCATTCTTTTCTACAGAATATGTCTTTGTAACTCCTTTGATAAATTCTTCCGCATCCCAACCATTAATCTTACCTATTTTGGTTTCGGGAGACATATTTAAACTCATAATGATTGATGGATACATAGAAGTCAAATCCAAATCAAACACCCAATCATAACAACCAGGTTCAGGACTCTTCACGTAAGCACCACTATATCTACCTTCCGAACCATCATAACTGACATCATGGGCTTTACTTGGAGCTACTAGATTTAAACTTTTTAAATAAACTAACATCGCACCTTCAATATAACGAGAACTGAAATAAACCTCTTCATAAGGTATCCTACCTAAATGACATACACCTTTTGCCAAGTCTATTAATTTTAGTTTGTCATCGAGAGCCTTGACAATCTTAACATCATTCAAATTATACTCAATAAACTTGTCAATGTCATCTCTATATAAATCATCTAATGTGCCTTCATACTCAACCTTACCAATTCCAACCTCAATAGTTCCAATATGGTCTAGCCTATAACTTGATTGTTGAGTAAAAGTAAACTTTCTATATAAATCCATATAATCTAAAGCACTAACACCAGCAATACGATACATCTTTTTGTTTGGATTGTACTTTACAATTTGAATAGGTGAAAGAGCATTAGCAAACTCCTCACCCAATACTTTAGATATTCGATTGTATAAATAAGGTACATCAAAACCATTTATATTCCAACCAGTAATTACAGTTGGTTTGACACTCATCCAATATCGTAAAATACTTTTTAATAACTCGGACTCGGATTTAAAGAACTGAATATCAACATCATCCTTTACTTTATTTTGACCTTCACCTAAAACATAAACTACATACTTTTCATCGTGTTTAGTATAAAATGCTACTGAAGTAACTTTGTTATTGGCTTTTGTTGGTTCAGGAAAACCATCCGTAACCTCTACTTCAATATCAAAAAATAATTCCCTATGGTCTTTAGATGGTTCATCTGAATCTAAATATCTATCTAAAAGTATTCGTGTATCTAATGGTATATCTGACTCAAATACTCTGCCTGTTTTAAAATCTTCTTCTGTCCAATACGTTACTTTCTTTAACTTATCACCATAAATGGAACGATACTGACCACCACCATCTCTGACATAAGCATAATTCTTAAATATAAAATTTTGGTAACCAGCTACATCATCCCATAAATGAACTTCAACTTGATTACCACCTCTCTTTTCACACCAGATATTTTGATAAATAACTAACCTCTACATTTATGTCTGTTAAAATTGTTTATTGACCTTAATATACAACTAAAACCATATATAAGTCAAGTATTAATTACATATTGTTTGAATTAATTTTTAAGATACAGCACAAGGATTATCCATATAAAACAACCTCACAATAATCATTATTACAAAGAAAAATCATTTAGTTAGCAAAATCCTGGTCATCGTTATCACCAGTCATTGGAACTATTTCACATACATCATTGTTACAAAAAACATCTACCTCTGCTTCTTCGTGTTTGATAACTCCAAATGATAACTTACCAAGTTTTTTAATTTGTTTATTATATTCTTCCTCTGTTATTGCTTCGTATGGCATTTGTTTATATGCTCCTAATTCGTGTCTTGGTAATAACGATATGCCCTTTAATCTATATTGGAAATAATTTAAAACGTGTGGTAATTCATCTGCTTCTGTTTCGGGGTCAAATGTAGCAGTACAACTAACTTGATTATCTGCCCAATGTCGTTGTAAGAACGCGGCTAAACTGAATTGTTCCCAAATCGAAAGTTCAGCCGCTGTTCTTATACCCTCTCCTACGTCCACAGGAACCTCTACCACCATTGTTGTATCTTCCGAACCAAAAGCTGGTTCTAATTTATAGTTAGCTTTTCTTAGTGGTTCTAATAATTCTGAATGCTTGGATAGCCTCATTCTTCTTATGTAAAATCTAGATTCCGGATAGTGCATTCCAGGTGTTGCTCCTACCAAAAGTGAAACCGTTCCACTTGGTTTAACTGATGTGGTTTTTATTGATTTTGGTACTGCTAACCAATCACTATATTGCTTATCCCAATCTTGTATTGTATTATATCCACTTTCTAACCAAGTTCTTAATTCTTCCATTCCATGTTTAGTAATAAATTGGGCAACCCCACTAACACTACAACCAATTCGTCTATTTCTTAACATAACTCTATTAGTATCTGGCCAATGTGTTTTTCCAAGTGTTACGGTTTTGGCATATAAATAGGCATATTTAAGTGTCCTCTTATAGTCCTCTAAATCTTCATGATTGCTTGGAAATGTTTCCACAAGACAGCATAATTCGTATGATTCAAGTGATTGTTCTAGACAGGGGTTGCCACCTGCCACTCTATGATCTTTATCATCACCACCATTTTGCATACGAGAATATTTTCTCATGTTTTCTAACCATGCGAATCCTGGTTCACCATTATCATTAATTCTCTTACATACATCAGTATAGTCCATACCGAGTTCAGCAAAGATACTATTATTACTTGTCCACCCATACTCTTCTCTATCCGGGTTAACTTTATAATTTTTTAAATCCAAATATTCATCATCATATGGATCTCCAAATACAATCTCCGCTGTTCGTCTTACGTTCCCTGCTACGACACATTTACCAATTAGGTTCATTATATCCACAATTGTAGTTACTGTAATTGGTTCACCTGAATTATCATCTAGTACATTACGAATTTCATCGTGGACTTCTTTCAATGGTTCGTGTCCACTTGATACTCCACCAAAACCTTTGATTACGGCTCCAGCTGGTCTGATTTGGTTATAATCAAATTCAATATGTGGGAGTCCATGAAAATAACTTTCCAATAACAATCGTAATGATTCTACCCAACCTTCACGAGTATCGGGTATCATATAAATTTCTTCAGTTCTATCTCGATTAATACCCTTGACTATTATCTCCCCCGCACCCTTTGTATCAAATCCAACTCCAACACCCAACATACTTGCATCCATTAAAAAACAGAATGGTTTTGAGTAATCGTCTTTTATTGTTTTGGTAGATACAAAGGCACAATTGTTTAGGGCGGCATACAAACCTCGTTCTTCGGTTATGGTTGTTCCCATAGCCCAAAGACCTCGGCCGGGTGGCAAGAACTTCATATTGAATATGCGGTCATACATCTCATGCGCTGACGCTTGTGCTTGCCACGGGTTCCACCCTAATTGATGTGAATCAATCCAATTTTTTTGCATAGAGTAAGTTCCCTCTACGACTCGTTGTACGGTTTCCCACCATCTTTCATTCTTACCATTTTCTTTGATTCGAGAATAGGTTCTCATGTAAACCAATTCACCTAATCCGTTAAATCCAAATGGTGGTTTTTTTCTTTTATATTTGGATACAAAATTATCCGATAAAACAAATTTCTTACTCATAAAGTACTTTCCTGTTAACTGTTAACTATTTTTTGATGTGGAGGTCTATGATAAATATAAACATTACATCCATTGTTCCCATTGTTTTATGGGATTTTCCAACTTATTTACTCATTAATGATTATAAATTTACATTTTTTATTTAACAAAAACATAAATTGGCTCATACTTGTATCCAGCTCCCATAATGCTTGATAGAGTTAATTCTATCGTCTGTTCTTGTTTAAATCCCAATTCTTTGGAAATCCTAATTGTTTCTTCTTCGATAAATTTATACTTTGGTGTATTTGCTATATTGATTAACATATATTTATTTGGTTTTAATCCGTTATAGCAATTCTCAATTGTCTTTTGTAAAAATCCATTTACCCATTTATCTTCAGTTGGATATTTCTTGTAACTTTGTGTTGGTTCATCCGAATATTTCTCCGTGTCAAAATATGGCGGTGAAGTAAAACATAAGTCCAAAGACTCTTTATCTGGTTGAAAAACTTCACTACCTAATTTATGTAATTCTACTGACTTTTCCAAGTAAAAAAAATCTTTTTTTATCTTTTTTAATCCTTCAAAGGTTCTACTTGATGGTTCTGTTCCAATATACTTTTTTCTTGAACTTGCCAGAAATCCAATCAACCTTCCACCCCAACCACAACTCATATCCCAAATAACATCACCACCAAACTTCTCGTAAATCAGTTTAGCAGCAGTTGGTCTGAAATTACTTACGGCTTGTGTTCCAGTATAAATTTTCAACGATTGTCTAAGTCTATTTTCATGAAAAATACTCTTATGACCTTCTTGATGCTTTGAACACCAATTCCAACATTTTCGTATAAGTGATTTAAACTTATCATCATCTAAAAAGGTTTCCATTGGTGTTAATTTAGCATTACCACATTGTATTTCCCAAAAATATGGAAAATAAGTCCAAGCCAATCTCAATCCGTGCATCGTTTGAATAATTTGATTGTCTTTGAATATCGTATCGACATCAAACCGTTGAATCTTTCTCATATGTTGATGTTTTTCATCTTCACGTATTCTATAGTGTGGAAATCCATGCCTACGATAATAGTCAAATATGACTTCAATGCCATATTCAACATCATGGTTGTCTAAATCATTCTTGACCTTTTCAAACTCTAAATCTCTCTCATCATAACCAAGAAACTCACTTAATACTTGTAAATTACTCGTCATTCATTAAATCATCATAACGAGCAGACAATATGGCTTTCGTTTGATTATCTCTATTGTTAATTTTATGTTGAACACCTTTACCCTGTATTGAACTACTTTCATAAATCTCAATCTTACCAATATTGGTATTTATCTTTGCTGGATAAGTCAATCCATCTGGACCAAATCTATTCTTAATAACGTGAAATCTACCTGTATTACCTATCTTATCTTCTATCTTACGACTTAACGACATAACGAAATCTGCTGTCATTACTTTAGCATAACTTTCGGCAACTTTACTGGCTTCAATAACATCTTCATCCAAAGCACTTCTATTGGCTTGACTTGCTGTCCATATTGGTATTTGCATTTCACCAGCCAAACCTCGTAAATCCTCATAAATATTTCCGAGTGCGTGTCTCATCTCTTGTGATTTATTTACATCTTTCATAATGTCAGCATAATCCACCAATACCATATCAACTTTAGTTCCAAAAGTAGTCACTTTCTTCAAATGAGCAGATAATGTATTTACCGTACAGGCTTTAGTTGGATAATACTTAATAGTCAAATTACCTTCTAAATTAAATAACTTTTCCATTACTTCTTCTTTATGATACTTTAAGTTTTGACTCTCTACACCACTAAAAATACTATCGTATCGTAACCCAACGTATGCCTCATTTAATTCTAATGTATAGTGAACTACATTCAATCCTTTAGATATTGCATAAGCACCCATAGCACTTAATACCCAAGATTTACCAATACCGGCTGGAGCAACTACAACACCCAACTCACCAGCGCCTAATCCACCTTGCATTAATTCATTCATTATATCCCACGGTGTAGGTGATGTGACACGAGCAGTTTCAGAATACCTTTCTTCTATATCTTGTAAATAATCGTGTCCTAAATTTCTTTCAACACCAGCTTGCATGGCATTATCTATCAAACCTTTTATTTCATCACTATCGCCATCTCGTTCCAATATTTCAGCCGACCTAACGATAGCATCTTTCAATACTTGTGATTTATGGAAATCTAATGACTTATCTTTAACATAATCAAGGTCTGTTGCTTCCATGCTCTTAAATACTTCTTTTAATACATCTTTTACATTAACCTGCAATAAATCAGAGTCTATTTCTTGTATTTTAATTTTAAAGACATTCATAGTGATAACATCTTTATATTCGTTGTAATATTCTCTTATTTCCTTTATTAACCAACGAAAAGCATCATTACTCGTATATTTCTCATCCAATATGTCTACAATTTGCTCTAAAAACAATTTATCCGTAATCAAGCAAACAATAAACTTTATTTGAAAGGAATATCCGTATTCTGATATAGTTTTTGTTTTATTCATTTCTTATTTTTCCAATAATGGTCTAAAATGTTAAATTCTGTTAACCAATTATCAAAATTTGGTATTTGTCCCCATAATTTATCCTTTACGAACAGAGTTTGCAATTGGTACTTAACTAACTTAGGTGCTAGAGAATTAACCGTATCCACAATCTTCAATTTTGTTTGATTTTTTATATCTGGATCATGTAGTTGCATTAAAATGTAATTTCTCTTTACTATATATTCATTTTTAACCAACATATCCGAAATTCTTGTTGTTTTTTTATTTGCTGAAACCAATAATTTCTTGGCATCAAAATGTTCATCATCAGTTAATGATGGAAACTCTTTTATCAAGGTCTTTACTCCAATTCCCCTTACACCAGGTATACCATCTGATTTATCTCCATCTACTATCCTACAAGTTAATACATTTTGTGGGTAAACTCCAAACTCTTTTTTTATTAATTCTCTATCATAGGTTATTTTCTTAGTAGGTGAGTATAATTCAACTCTATCATTGACTAACTGATAAAAATCCTTATCGGCAGACATAATAGTACACTTTGAATTTTTTAATGTTGATGTACAGATATAACTTATAACATCGTCAGCTTCGAGATTATCGAGGGATAATATAGTAATGGGGAGACACTCCAAGTATTCAACTAACCTAGTGAGTTGAAGTCTCATCGATTCATTTTCATTATGTGGTCCACCCACCCAATCCACATTTCGATTCAATCTACTGCGTACTTTTCTACCGGCTTTATATTCAGGAAATACTTTTTGTCGTGGTTTGGAAGAGTTTTTACCGTCAAACACAATAATACAACGAGTAGGTTTAAACTTGTTAATTGTGTATCGTATCGATTTTAAAAACCCCACCAAACCACCTACGTGGCTACCATCTTCATTCAAAGATGGATTGACACTAAATGCTCTTATGAAAGTATTGAACCCATCTACAACTAAAACATGGTCATCTAATTTCCGTGTTGTAGGATTGGTTTCAATATCATCTTCGTAGTCGTAAAATCGTTTAGTTAATAAATTTCTATCATGACCATTACTCATCCGCAAACTCATCTTCAGTAGTGACATCATCTATGCCTAATTGACCAGAATCATATTTTAGAATTACCTTTTTACAGATAGAATCATAAATATATTCTTGAGTATCTACATCCGAAAGTAAAGCACCAAAATCTTTAGATTGAAACTTATGTTCCTTATCATTTTGGTCAACAAAAGTATACCAAGCGCCAGCTTGTTTGACTAATTTGTGATCTTTCATCACACTTAACCAACTAGCAAAATCATCAATACCCTTGTCAAAGAAAAGTGGAAACTCAGCACTCCTCAATGGAGGACCTAATCTATTCTTAATGACTTGAGCTTTGATTTTAATACCAATAGTATCTTTTTTATTATCTTTGATTTGTCCCATATTCTTTAAACGAATACGAGTGGAAGCGTGAAATGGTAATGCCTTTCCACCACTTGTTGTCCAAGGATCTCCGAACATTACACCAAGTTTTTGTCTTAACTGATTGGTAAAGATTAAACATACTTTTTGACGAGCAATAAGTTGTGTAATCTTCCTCATGGCTTTAGATAAAACGATTGCTTTACTTGTAGCCCAACCATCTTTATCAAAGTCAGCATCCATCTCCACCTTAGTGGAAGCGGCAGCTAAACTATCAACCAATATCGTAACTAATTTATCTTTACTTGATTCACGAATTTTTGTAACAATCGTTTCAATCGTATCGAATATATCTTCAACTGTTTCCAAGTGAACATATAACATACTATCTGTATCTATTCCGATTGCCTGTAAGAATTCGGCTGAAACGGCAGACTCAGTATCTATATAAACAGCGAGTCCACCTTTCTTTTGAGTAGAGGCAAGAGCATGAGCTCCAATCAATGATTTACCACTACCTTCAAGTCCATTTATTTCAGCTATTCGACCAGCGGCCAAACCACCGTGTGGTTTATTTGATATTGCTAAATCTAATAACGTAGAACCTGTTCCAACCCATTCCGTAACATCGGTTGGAGTTTCCTGTACCCCATCAAGAAAATAAGCTACTTGATGAGATTTGAATTGTTTGTTAAGTTCGCCAGCCAATACTTCAGCCAGCTCATCTCTATTTGACATGAATTTCTCCTATTAAAACGATGGGGCGGAGAAAGGAGGAAACCACCCCACCGTACCCGCGGGAATTATGAATTAAATAATTTATCAAAATCATCTTCTACTTTAGAAGATGCTTTAGTCGTAACCATTTCAGGTTCCGGCGTACCAGAACTGTCATTATCCGTTGGGTTTAAGAAACTTGAAAGATGTTCTTTCAATTCGTCAAAGGTTGGTTCATTATACAACTCACCAATATTGGGTTGTCCATTCAAAAGCTTTTCCAAAAGTTCAGAATCATCCGTAAGAGTTGTCTGATTTGGTTTAACTCGAATAGTTGTCTTACCATACTGATTGCCGGCTTCAGCGGGTGTTTGTCGTTCAACGACAATATCACGACCAACTGTAGCATCGGAAATATCACCGTAATCAGGATCTGCGATTATACCAAGAAGTTCTTGATAAACAGTTTTACCAAAACCCCAAAACTTAACACCTTCTGATTCTTCACCTCGAACTACAACAGGAACAAATGTTCTCATTTTAGGTTCAATTCGTTTTCCTTGAATCCACTCATCTTTGTTACCACTAGACTTCAGTTTATCAGCAAATTGCTGAACTGGATCGGGGCGACCAAATGATAGTGGAGACAAAACGGTTTTGTTAGGAACTAAACTGTAATGAAAAAACAACTCACTAAAAGGATTGTTCTTATCATGTGTATAAGGCACAATTCTTACTTGTGATTTTCCTGGTTGTGGTTTCCAAAAGTTGTTAGATGTAGTGTTCTGTAACTGATTAAGACGGCTTTTTATAGCATCAATATCCATTATTATTCTCCATAGTTATGTTTAAGTGTTATTGTTATCTATAAATATTTAATTAAAAACATTTAAGTATAACGTATTCATATAATATACGAATTTTTTTGTTAAAATACAAGCTTTATTTTTTTAATAATTGTTCAACTTTTTCTTCTAAGGCACTTAACCTATCTTCGATAGTTTGAGGCTTTGTTCGGTATGCCATAAATTGTGTATAAACCATATCAATCATTTTCTCTTGTGATATAACATTGGTTGGCAAATCGTTTTTGTTTTCTCCATACCATAATATAACACTTTTTTTCCAATTATCAAAGTCTTTTTTTGAAGAATTTTGAATATCAAATGTAGGAATGGGTTTTAATGGTTTTCTATCTTTCAAAGGATTGGCTTTTAAAAATTGTTCTACATTTCGTTTGTCCTGATAACCTAATAGAAAAGTTCCTATGTTTGAATTATACAACATGGGAGTTATTGCTCTTAATTTATTACTCGCAATGACTGTATCGTAAATAACTCTTGATTTTTTATCATCAATATTTAGAATTTGAATTTTCTGCTCATCATTCAAAGTCTTGTTGATTTGTTCTATTGATGGTTGCATTCTTCTACACCAGGCACAACCACTTCTGGTAAAATAATATATAGGTGAAACCATTTATAAGTCTATAATCTTTAGTATCCGTGTAGGTATTCTTTGTAAGCCTTCTTTGTTAGAAATCAGTATCATGTTTTTGTACATATCCCATTCGACCTGATAACTTGTATCCAATACGCCATTATTAATTGTCTTGATTAATTCATTTAGTGCATTAATCGTATAAAGTGTATTGGTTATTTTCTTTCTATGTAGTGAAATAGTATTCTGAACTAAATTAAAGTCAATGTCATCTTCTTGATTTACATTATAAGTACAGATTAATTCTTTTGGTTTATCTTCGTTTTGTAATACATAAATCTTATCAAATACGATTTTAAAATTCTTTGTTATGTCAATAATTGATTGATCGAGATTAAATTGAGTCGTGAATGTGCAGAGTAGTTGAGTTTTCATTATGCTTCCTTAACTTCACCAGTTTTTGCATCAATTGTCTGACCATCATCTGTTAAATCTACAGGAGCAGGTGCACCATCACCAGTAAATGACAATTGACAACCGCCACCTGTTCTACCGGCAGTTCTTTTTGTTCTAAATGTTATTGAATAATCATTTGGATTTTGAGTTCCCTTTGATGTCACAAATTTTGGTTCACCATTATCATCATAGAATTGTTTGTTATGCTCTAAATCATTTAAAGCTTCGTTAGTTCTGATGTTATTAGCAATTTCTATAGCAGACAGTAGAGCCTCTATCTTTACACCACCTTTTTGTACTAAATTTTTAGCATTATTTTCACCAAGTAAAGCAGCTGCATGGTCTATTGTAATTACTTCACCCAATCTTTTTTTATACCCACCTTCTATTTTAGCTACTCTTTTACTAAATTCTTTCCATCTAGCCCCTTCGTTTGGAAAATCTATACCATCAAGTTCTTTATTGATGTTATCAATTTCGTCCATATACTCTGATGTCACATTAGCTATTTCGTTCATTTCATCATCAGAAAATGTATCACCCAATCCCACTTCAGTTAATGCATTTTTTATAAATCCTTTTGTTTTTTCTTTAGTTTCTTCTTTGGTTTCACCCTTTATTAACTTATCATTAATAACTAAAGTATGACCAGGTTCACCAAGATATTGACCTTGATTATTTTGTTTAGATTCATTTTGATGTAATTCACAAATAGTTTTTGAGTTAGCGGGACACCCATAAATTCTTCCTTTTTTTCCAAATTTACAACTAATTAATGAAACTTTTTCTAAAGTACCACCCTTTATCTTATCTCCGGCTGGGAAATTACCAGCGGATGGTAAATAAACTTCTTCACCGGATGCTAATTCTTGTTCATATAAATTATTTTCAGCAAGTTGTTTCATAATTGAACTAGCTATATCAGGATCACTTTTGTGTAATTTTACCATCAAATCATTGTAACTAGCAGCAATAGCCTTTTTTGCATCTTCACTTGGTATATCGTAATTATTTAAAACATCTTGCATTCTTTTTTGGTGATTTTCTAAAGATGCCAAAACACCTTTATCCACATTACCTTCTTTAACTTGCTTTTTAGCAAAATCAATTGTATTCTGTAGAGCTGGATTGTTGATACTTTGTGCTAAATAATCCTTTGAGTGTTCACTACTTGGCATTTTAACTTTTCCATCTTCCCCCCTTACGCCAAATATGCCATGTAGTCCTGGTCGTATTTTTTGTAGTATTGGATGGTTTTTAAAATAACTAGATACGTTATCATCATCTTTTGGTTTAATAATATTTTCATCACCTAAATCTGGTTTAGCAGCCGTTGAAAATCCTTGTGTAACAGCCTTAGAGTTAAATATTTTTGTTGGACCTAATAATGATTCTATTTTTTGAACTAGATTTTCTGTATTTTTTGTTCCATTACCTAATATTTTTCTATCACCTCCTATATTATTGAGATAAGCTTTTCTTTGTCCTGACTTTGGCATTTCATTAGTTGAAAACCCAGCATTATCAATTAACCATTGAGCTGCTTCTTTTTGGTCTTCTTTCGATGCATCTTCATTATATAAAGTGTTTATTTTTTCTAAAGATTCTTTTGCTAATTGTTTTTTATCATCACTTAAAAATTCAATATTATCATTTACTCTGCCATCAAAATCAGCAACTACCTTTTGATTATCTGGACTTATATTTTTTTCACCACCTTCTTTATCTTCTTCATCCTCTTTATCAAATGGATTAGCATCTATTTTCATTTGTTTTGTTGGTTCTTTTTCCTTTTCGTCATCATCACCATCGTCACTTTGTAATGCATTAGCCACAATATATGCTGGATGTTCTTTCTTCATCCGTATAGCACTTCCGTAAGTGGTTTCCTTATCTTCCATATCACCAGTATTTTTATTTTTTAACTTATATTTTATTGGCGTATCGTCTGGTATTTTTTCTTTTTTCTCTAAAAATAAAATAACACTATCGGTTGTTTTGGTATCAATACCTTTTGATAAACACAATTCTTTCAACAATACTAAATGATAAGCATTAGATGGATTAGGTGTTCCATCGGGAACTTTTGCTCTCCAGTCAAGCCATAATGAATTTAAATTAAAACTCATAATTCTTTATATTTCCATAGTCAAGACCAACTTTAGTCTTTGTTGTAAACCCATTAGTTTCAAGTATTTGTTTAATCTCATGTATTGTTTCTACTCCATCTTCCTTCGAATAGTCAAATAAAAAACTATCGTAATTATAATGAACGATTTTTGTTTTCTTTGTTAATAAATATGTATGTAATTTCATTAAGAGTTTAACATTTCGTTCAGTTTCATATGATTGAATATAGTAGTTAAATAACTTCTGAGCATTTAGATTTTCCAAATTCTCTTCTTTCAAAGGTCTATTATAAATATGTGAGTTAATTCTTTTATTCTGATTAAATTCATCCCACATCTCATTTATTAAATTTTT